GCTAAAATGCACACCGCCCACTATTTTGTCTTTGTAGTGGTCTATCAGTAATTCAGAATATGACTTTCCGCTGGGTGTGTAATAACTCGCCGAATTGCCAAACAGGAATATTTCGTTGTCGATCATTTACAGCCCCTCTTTCTTCAACAAATCCCGATAGTGTTGCTCTTTTTTGTGCATAGGATATGACTCGCCATGCTCCGTATCTGCCATGTGCAACATTGCACATACCTTACCCAAAAACTGCCTCTTTTCTTTCCCAGCGCATCTATTAAAATGCTGTATTTTAGGATTTGTTAATTTCGAATAAAACCCTTTTGAATTCACAATCTGTTCATGCAATTTTCTGATATACGCCAACTGACTGTCCATCCTGGTCATTCTTGCCTGATAGTCCGGTGTGACATGAATGTCGTTGTTTGATTTTGTCATTTCCCTGTCGAACCAATCGATTCTCGGGAAAGCAATTACGTCATTGAATTCAGGGCGCACGTAATCTTTCAGATACCGAAATGTATGCCAGTCTTCTTCCAGGATTCTTTCATCAGCATCGAAAAAGCACATCCACTCGGAATCGGGGAAAAACTCTGCGGTTAGTTGCCGGAGATGGTTCCTTGCAGGACCGTAACCCTCTCTTTGAATAATATCGTCCACAATGACAATTATTCCGAGGTCTTTTAGGATCTGCTCCGTTCCGTCTGTTGATCCACCATCGACAACGATAATACCGTTGTTCGACAAATGCTTCATGTTCTCGACCCATCCGGCCAAATCGGAAGCAGCCTCATCGAGCATGTTTGAAGTAATGGTTACAAGATTCTCGCCCATAATTGTTTAACCCTCCGATATTTTCCTAAAAGCAAATTGATTCCCTGGAGCCTCAACAGCCTCATAGTTTGAGTTCTCATAAAAAAAACTAAATATCGCGTCTGCAACTGTTTTAACAGGATGTTTTCTGAATCTGTCGCTGTCTGGCCATGCTTCTAAAAATGAATACTCCGGAGATGAAATGTTTTGATTCATGTGAACTTTTACCAATGTTAGAAGCAGCTCTTGCCTGTCCATTCCCGTTGGATCAAAAGAAGTAGTTGCGAACAAAGTAAGCTCAGCGTCAGGTAGTGTTTCCAGCGCCTCCAAAAACTTAATTGGCCAGTGATGCTGTATTTGCGCCGTAAAACAATCGTCTCCGCATATAATTCCGCCTATCTCTATTAAATCCCCAAAAGAAATCATCTCCGCAAGCACATTGTCATAAGAATGGTCGCCGTCCAAATAAACGAGGGCCAGTTTTCTTTTCATAGTTAGAATAAATTCATGCGCTTGTAGCGATTTTATAGGTAATGGCACTATTTTCTCCCATGCTCCAGTCCAGATCATACCGTCAATTACCTGCTCATAAATATTAATCCCGTCCTCAGCTTTCCGCTCACAATAGCCACCTATCATGTGATCGACTGTAACTACCCTGCGGTTTGACCCTACGCTCGCAAGTGCCATAGCAGCAGAAAGCCGACCATAATTTGTACCGACTTCACACACCCAGGCGTCATTGCTCATTTGTTTTACCAAATCAAAAAGCCATCTTGATTGAGACGGACCTGTATGCCCTGCAAAAACGTCAATTATATCAGCTATTTCATCGTATGAATTATACATGATGTCCTTTCGCTTTGAAAAGTCCTTCAGCCTCTTTGTTCCATTTCAAGCCGATTTCTTCAACCACTTCTTTTATCTTGCCGTTTATATACGACTCTGGATAACGAACGAGAAAACCATTATTATTTTTTAGCAATAGTTTTTTTTCTGCTGCCTTTGTTGATGCCAAAGACTGCGAAACTTTTTCGTAGTCCCATTCCGGATTGACCTTCACACCGTTATAAATATCACCGACATCCCTGTTCGATATAACATATATAGCATCCGGCCATTCTTCTTCGAATATCTTCCCGAGATGCTTCCAGCACTTTTCTTGCAGGGCATGGGTAATCTTAATGCCGTAGAATTTCCATTTGTTTTTCTGGGCCTCTCTTTTATAGGCCCGCAAGATATTCCGAAACGACGTCAAACATTCAAGTAGCTTAACGCCGGATACTTTATCGTGATAAATACCGACACCAAGCCCGTTTAAAATTAAATGTTCGTATTGCTCATTATCAATCCAGCTCGTTTTTTCGTTCCCAATCTCCATGCCGCACAAATGAAGTGTCCGGGAAAGCAAGCTCGATCCTGTATGCCAATGGGTTAAAATCGCTATCGGTGTCGTCGTCATTACTGGTTTCATCTAATTCTCCTTTCTTCAAGCCTCTCAAGATCCCTAAATGCTGCCATGATCTCGTCTGGTCGTATCCTGCCGATACATGGTGCGGGACATTCAAGCACCCCGCCGGAACAAGGGCCAAGGCCGATACAGTATTTAACATAATCCGGGGGCAAGCAAATCACGTTCCCGCCGTTTATAACCTTTGGCTGAACGACATTGTGATTGCTCGATCCCGGCATCATTATCAAGGATTTGCCAAGCGCGCCGAGAAGATGCGCCCCGAAAGTATCAACCGCTATGCCATATTTTGCGTGTGACACAACCCATGCTTCTTGCCTGAAAGTCAGACCAACAATTCTATAATCAGCTCCGCCTGGAAAATCACCGGGGCCTCCAAGTTGAATGGTAATATATTCATCTCCCAGGTCTTTGCAAACATCGCCCATAAACTTATAGGTCCTGAATGGTGTTCCACCACCCCCTGTTGTATAGATTGCGACAATCGGCTTTTTGCCTTCTTGCGACAAATCTTCTATAAAATTCGCTATTTTGTCCTCCGGCTTAACCTTCTCGATAAAAAAGTCTTCCGGCTCGACTTCAAGAATTCGCCAGTAAAAATCACTTAAAATACTGTTACTGTTTCGTCCCCAATGGCCTGGCAGGATTCTGTCCTTGTGGGGATTGTAGACGACGTTATAGGATTTCGCTAAAGTTTCGTCCCAGCCGATAACATTGTCTATATTCGGATTTCCTGTAACAATGTCACTATATTTTTCTTGCGTCATGTAGTCTAATGGCCAGCCATCATGACGTTTTTTTAGATCTTTAAGACATCTGGTGGTCATTAAAATATCGCCTGCGGAAGCGTGTTGCATGAATAAAACCCTGTTTTTCTTGGACTCCACAATAACCTGGCGGGTTTCCGCTTCAATCTCAGCAAAAAGCTCATTAATATTATGGCATCCTTCAACCCATTTTTTGCCCGCTATCAATCCCTTTTCTTTCAACTGCTCTTGTCGGTCTTTATTTTCCATAACCGATAGCATGGCAGTTGCGATGTCATTAACTTTACAGCAGTCTGTTTTAACCCATGCTTGCCCCTGTCTTCCCACGGTTGGAAGATAGGCTATGTTATCGCACAGCACGCCAACGCCAGCATTTCTTAACAGCTCTTTGTGAGCCGTGGTCCATGAAGCTATGAACGGAACGCCGCAGAGCATGGCTTCAATAATTGTCCAAGACAGGCCTTCTTGAAGCGAGCAATTAATATAACAATCAAAAGAATTATAAAACTCAATCATTTGTTGTTGGCTGTATCGTATTTCGTCCGGCTTGCAAAAAACTGACCCGGCAGGAAGCTCGCTATCTGAAATAAATTGATTTAGATTATATGTCCCTTTGTTCATCGGCGTATGTAAATATAATTTTGCTTCCGGACGTGTCTTCACAACGTCTGCAAATGCCGTAATCAATCGCAATGGATCTTTCCGGATTTGATTTTGCCCGACAGAACCGAACAGAAATTCATCGTCTTTCAGTCCAGGTAAATATTGGTGTCTGACAGCAAGGTGTTTGTCGCGAGGAAAGGCCACATAGTTTTTAGCGCCAAACAGTTGCGGCCTGAAATACGTTATATTTGGAATGTGTTCTTTCAGAAGGTTGTAGCCATGCTCCGAATAAACACATGGATAATCAATGTTTTTAATCCATTCAACCCAATCCGAACGGATATGGTTTAAATCGTATGGGAATAAATAAATCCACTTGAACCCTTTTGTTGCTTGAATTTTTTTTATGTTGCCGAATATATTAACATATTCCCAAATATCTATTCCGACCATCATAAGGTAATCAATGTCGGTAAGAGATAAAATATCAAGAAGCTTGTGTCTTCCGTGGAAATCTCCTTGAACTTGGGCGGGAATGAATTGACAGGGGGGTCTTGTAAAAACCGTTTCGCCAACGATCTTAACGTCGTTAAAACCGAAGCATGAAATGTCGTAAATAGAGGTGTCCACCTGATCTAAAATGCCTCGCATCATACCAGCGTTCCCGGTAGTAGACTGTGGGGCCTCTCCGCAGAAAAGGATTCTCTTTTTCTTCATTTTCTTCACCTGATTGATTTTTTGGGATTTACTCCCTGGTATCTTCAGAGACTTGACAAACGATAATGCCCGGAAACCTGTATTTCTCTATGGCTTCTATTTTGTAATGCTCGCCGGAATGAGGAGTGTATCTGTCTAATTGTTGAACACCGTAACTGTCCGGCAGCCAGATCCTCATGTTTTGTGTCTCAATCTGGCCAATGTCTTCATCCTGCTCCAGGTCGGTCCCAAAAAGACCTTGGGCCAACAGGGCATAAGCATCACTTTTTACATTTTCCCAAGTACCGCCATAATGATAGCTTGTCGCGTCTCTCTCTCCGCTGAATCTTGTAACCTCGCCAGAAACATTGCACTTGTAAACAACCCCGGACTTGGATACTGCGTCGCCCTGCATCACCTCGTCGGTTAAATTCATCACCATGAAATGGTCATTGTCGGTAACAGTTTTGACAATGTCTGCCGTAACTGCTTCCGTGTCGTATTGAAAATCAGCTTCACGGTGGAACTCTCGGATAAAGGGCTTTGTAACCTGAGCGTTAATTTCTACGCTAACAAATTCTCCAGACACATCTCCGCTGTCTCGGATAATAACAATTTCCGAGCCATAGTCTTCGTATGCCTGTTTTAAATCATCTCTTAACGCCATTTAATCTTCCGGGGTATGAATTACCTCGTTATCCTCTCCGTATGTCAGATCCCTGCCCAAAAAGTCAGTCGCGAATCCTGCGTTTACCTGCGTGCCGAACAACTTATAAGCGTCAACGTTGGCAAACTTATCAGGATTGTCGGCCAAGGCTTCAACAAATTCTTTGTCCATATCTTTAATAAGGGACTGCCAATGTTTGAATTTGCTGCCAAGCTTGTAAACTTTCGCGTCAACTGTGTCAGCGGATTCGTGCATAAGGAAGGAAAACAAATGTCTTTTAGATCGCTTCTTCAGCCAAAGGACCTTAAAATCATCTGTTTGAGGCAAGCTCCATGTTTCTCTTTCAGCATCATCAATCGCGCTTTCGTAATCAGCGTCGTCGAACTTTGACGATAATGATTTAATTTCGGATTTCAACGCTATGATTAATCCTGCTTCTGTCATGGTTTTTCTCGTTTTTTTATTCGTTTTCTCGTTTTAAAAATGGGGCCTCTTCACCCGGATAGAATCTCTGCCACTTCTCTATGGCCTTCTGGTTTTCCCGAAATTCCGGGAATCGTTCCGGATGAGCTAAAACAAATTGCTTGAAAGACATATTGGTGGGGGAAGCCTCCGTGGGTAGTCTCACCCAGGTGGCCTCCTCGCCACCAACATTAGTTTCGCTCTCATTTTCTTCGATGAGCTTTGTTATTTCAATATGTTTCCCTACCCTTATTTCCGCTTTAACATCATCGGAAAAGGGAGCTTCAAGAATCGCTCCTGTCAGGTAACGAGCACTTTTGCCAAATCTAACTGTTTTCAGGAATTTAATCTCCCTGATATTTTCAATTTTCATTTGATTGTCTCCCACTTTAATTCGGCTCAACCTCGACAACTGTAATGAGATTGATGATTTCAGAATCCGGCGACGTTCTTGTCACAACGTGATTAGCCGTGATTACATCCCCAGCGGAAAACTCATTCGCTGAAGTATTAACAACGGCTTGCGTTATCTCGGTGTCACCAGTCGATTGTGTAGTCTTTTTAACTGCCGCCTCCCCCGACGCGTTACCGATAACAGGTTTGGTTGTAAGACAACTTACATCGTTGATTAAAATATCGGTCTCTACCTGGAGAGCGTTGCTTGTCTCCGCCTTACCGCTGAGTCCAGCAGAAAGCCATACGCTAACGATCTTGCCCGCCTGTTTCGGGGACCCTATCGGTCTGGTATGAAGACTAGCCGAAACCTCTCCAGATACGCTGTCAGTCAACGATAGAATGTTGTCTGCCATCTGTTTTTCAAACAATGGGCTGGGAAACGGGCCTCTTTTTTCTACCATGATAAGTACCTCCTTCCCCTTTTATGCAACATCTAAGATATAGATGGCATCCCGTTGATAAAGAACCGGCAGCCCTTTGTCCTCTACTCTGATGAAAATGCCGTCCGGATCTGTGGTTTCCCATTGATGCGTCTGTAATCCCCAATGCCTTTGAAGGCCATAAGGAGCCTGCCGGAAGTCGGCAATTGCCTGGCCGTCAACCTGGGAGGCATACATAAGGATCTTGTCGTTTGGGATATACGGCAATGTTTGAGTGATTTTGTCCTCACCCTGCTTAAACGCAGCGGTTGTCGCACCGACGGTAATCGTTCCTGCCTGCGGGTCAATCGCCGAAATAGTCACGGCCTCAGATGTTCCTGCCGACGTATCGTGCAACGTCGCGGTCCCCGCCTCAAAATCAGCGGCATTACCGACATACACGGTTGTACCGGAAGCGGCCAAAGCTGCTGTCAGATACTCGGAAACCGTATATTTCTCATCGTACACGATGAAGTTCTTAATACCCAACAGGGATCCAAGAACAGCCGGCTGAACGCCAATTAAACTCTGGTTGGTGTCCTTAAACAAATTCCCCTTCCCAAAAGAGGAGCTCTGCAATAAGGTCTGAAGGGTTGCGTCCTGGGCCATGTACTGCAAGACAACGCTGTTACAAGCGAAATAATCGATCAGTCCGCCGCAGGCGTCACTGACAACGATCTTGCCGTCCATGATGTCGCCCATGATGTCCTTGCTCGACCCTGTGGACCACAGATAATTAGTGCCAAGTGAAACTTCGTTCGCGTCAGGAATGTCGTAATCGACAACGGCTTTTATACCGTCTTTCTCGTAATAAGTGAAAGTTCCTGCCGTAAACATCTTGGCGTACATGAACTCTTTTCGCCTTCGACAGCGGTTTGTCATGCTCTTGAGTTCCCGCGCCAGCCTTTGCTGGGCCGCCAGGTACTCACTTTCGGTCCCTTCTTTCCGCAGGTTGTTCAGAAAAGACTCGTCATAGAACTCTTTCTCCCCAAGGAACGCTGCAAACGCATTGTGCTGAGCCACGCCTACTGGAGCTGTTCTCGGAGAAGGTCCGCCCGGAGCCTTAAACGGCGTCATGCCCCTGTTGCCCTCTTGACTTTCCCACTTGATCGTGTCGGAAACATCCGTCACATCAGGAAAGAGGTTCGAGAACAAAAGAGCTGGAGGGGCCTGAAATGTCGTAACGAGTTTGTTCAAAACCGATAATCGCAATTCTGAAATATTACTTGCACCTTTCATATCTTTCTCACCTCCTTCTTATCTAATATATGTGTATTGACCCAGGGTGCTGGCCGAAACATCGCTTAGCCCCGCCGAATCAACATTCCCCACTAACATTCCTGTGTAAAGGACACAGTTCCCTATAATAAGATTAGCAAATCCACCAAATGCGTTCACGCCCTCGCCGGTATTCGTGGTCTCCTGCAAAATGCCGGTCATGGTATCGTATCCTTCGATAGTGGCGTATGCAAAATTCGCGGTGGTGTAATTTCTGGCAGATCCGCTTGTGAATGTAATTACCGCCTTGTTCGTGTACGTCGTTCGATCAATAGCCGTGATTTTGCCCAGATTTCCGGCGGTCTCACCGCTACCGACCAGAATAAA